AGATGGGACAACTTCTTGCTGTGCATAATGAGAAGTTAGATAAACAAGACCGCATAGACGCAGTTTTATTTGAGAAGATCGAACAGGTAGATGCAAAACTAGACAGACACGCAACAGATATCAAGAAAGGGTGTGAGAGAGACATCATGCTTGTTGATAATCGTTTAAGAACAATCGAAAAGAAAATGTGGACAATCGCAGGGTCTTTAACTATCATAAGTTTCATAGTTTCACCAATTGGTCAGAGATTTTTGAAAGGTACATTGACACAACCAACACAATCGAGTAATATAGAAACAGTTGAACCATTAATAATTGAGTTATCTTGATGACAAGTATCTTGGATTGATTTCTCCACGACTGGAGAAGTTCAAAAAGATCAGAGCAGGGGTATATAATTTTAGATGTCCTTACTGTGGAGACTCACAGAAACATAAGAATAAAGCAAGAGGATACATATACCAAAATAAAGCAGACTACAATTTTAAGTGTCATAACTGTGGCATGACTCGTTCGTTTACTTATTTTTTGAAGGATCGAGATCAACCTTTGTATGATGAATACATCATGGAAAGGTATAAAGAAGGTCTCACAGGCAAAGGAACTGTTACACCCGAACCAAAATTTACATTTCTCAACCTAAGTTCCGAAAGAAAGATATATGCGATGAACTTACAAAAATCTCAGAACTAAATACTACACACCGAGCGAAAAAGTATCTCATCAATCGTGGTATAAACGAAGACACTCTTAGTAAACTCTACTACTGTCCTAATTTTAAAGAGTGGACAAACAAGCATAAGAAGACCTTCGAGAATACTAAACACGATGATCAGAGAATCATCATCCCTCTTCGATATCCAGATGGCCAACTCTTTGGTTATCAGGGTAGGTCGCTTGACCCGACATCGAAGATGAGGTATATTACTGTGATGTTAGATGAAGATGCACCTAAACTTTATGGACTGGAAAAAATTAATACCAAAAAACCTATCTACATCCTCGAAGGGCCTTTCGATTCCCTCTTCGTGGAAAACTCGGTTGCTATGTGCGGCTCCGATGTTGATATTAGGTCGTTTGGTTGGAGCGATTATATTTGGGTTTTTGATAACGAACCTCGCAACAGAGAAGTCGTCAATCGAATTGAAAAACTCATCGACAGAGGTGACAAAGTAGTTATTTGGCCATCAAACATTAAGGAGAAAGACGTAAATGAAATGATTCTTGCAAAAAATGACATATGTACTATACTAAAAAGTAGTACATACTCAGAATTAACAGCAAAATTAAAATTAAATCTTTGGAAGAAGGTATGAGCAACGGAACAAAAGTAAAGAAAAGAGATGGTTCAATCGAACCATTGAACCTTGAGAAGATGCACATTATGTGTGAAGAAGCTTGTAAGAATTTAGCAGGGGTTTCTGCAAGTCAGGTTGAAATACAATCAGGTATTCAGTTTTATGATGGTATCTCAACCTCTGAGATACAGGAAATATTAATTAGATCTGCGAGTGATCTGATTAGTTTAGACAATCCAAACTATCAATATGTTGCTGCAAGATTACTTCTATACTCTCTTCGTAAAAGTTTGTATGGTAGACTGTGGGAACTCCCACATCTTATGGATCATATTCAAAATTGTATTGAAAAAGATGTATATGACGCTGATATTTTAGTGAAGTATTGTGAGGAGGAGATTGAAATTTTAAATGGTATAATTGATCATGGTCGTGATTTCCTGTTCACATATGCTGGACTAAGACAGGTTGCAGATAAATATCTTGTGCAAGACAGAAGTTCTGGAAAGGTCTATGAGACTCCACAGTTCATGTACTTGCTCATTGCGATGACAATATTTGCGGATTATCCAAAGAAAACCAGACTCGATTATGTCACCCGATACTACACAGCGATCTCGAAACACAGAATCAATATACCTACACCTATTATGGGAGGTGTTAGAACACCCCTTAGACAGTTTGCAAGCTGTGTTCTTGTTGATGCTGATGACACCCTCGATAGCATATTTAGCAGTGACATGGCTATTGGCAAGTATGTTGCACAAAGGGCGGGAATCGGTATCAACGCAGGCCGCATCCGTGGCATCAACAGTAAAATCAGAGGCGGAGAAGTTCAACACACAGGCGTTGTACCTTTCCTCAAAAAGTTTGAAAGTACTGTCAGATGTTGCACTCAGAACGGCATTAGAGGTGGATCAGCGACTGTCCACTTCCCAATCTGGCACAAAGAAATCCAAGATATAATTGTATTAAAAAATAACAAAGGAACCGAAGATAATCGAGTTCGCAAACTTGACTACAGTATTCAATTAAGTAAATTATTTTATGAAAGGTTTATTAGTAACGGAGAGATTACGCTTTTTTCTCCTCATGATGTGCCAGGGTTGTATGATAGTTTTGGTACTGAGTCTTTTGATGAACTATACGTGAAGTATGAAAATGATGAATCAATACCTAAAAAATCTTTAAATGCTCAAGAACTTATACTTGACCTGTTGAAAGAAAGAGCAGAAACTGGTAGAATATATTTAATGAATATTGACCATTGCAATTCTCATTCATCATTTATTGATAAAGTTGAGATGAGCAACTTGTGTCAAGAGATTACATTACCAACTAAACCCATACAACATATTGACGATGAAACTGGAGAAATTGCTCTCTGTATCCTTAGTGCTATTAATATTGGCAAAATTAGGGATATTTCGGATTTTGAAGTTCTTTGCGATCTTAGTGTTCGGAGCCTTGATGAGCTCATTGATTTTCAACAATACCCAGTCGGAGCAGCAGAAATCGCTACTAAAGCAAGACGTTCACTTGGCATCGGTTATATTGGATTAGCACATTATCTTGCCAAGCAAGGAGTTTCTTATGGAGATCCAAAGGCATGGAAATTGGTACATGATTTAACAGAAGCATTCCAATATTATCTCATAAAGTCCACTGTGAACCTAGCCAAAGAAAAGGGTGCATGTCAATATTCTGATCGTACTAAATATTCTCACGGTGTACTTCCAATCGATACTTACAAAACAGATGTTGACGAATTAGTTCCAAACAAGTTAAACTTTGACTGGGAATCTCTTCGTCAGGATGTAAAGAAATATGGGGTCAGAAACAGCACATTATCCGCACAAATGCCTTCGGAATCATCTTCCGTTGTTAGCAACGCAACAAACGGTATAGAACCTCCAAGAGGATATCTTTCAATCAAGAAGTCAAAGAAAGGACCGCTCAAACAGATTGTTCCCTCCTACAATACCTTAAAGAATAACTATACGTTGCTCTGGGATATGCCTGATAACACAGGGTATATTAATATTGTTGCTGTTATGCAAAAATTCTTTGACCAAGCAATTTCTGGAAACTGGTCGTACAATCCACAACACTATGATAATTCAGAAGTTCCAGTTAGTGTAATGGCAAATGATTTTCTAACCACATACAAATATGGTTGGAAAACTTCTTATTACCAAAATACTTATGATATTAAGACGGATGAAGTTAGTGACACCTTAGAAAATGATAAAAGTGACAAACTAGAATGTTTATTAAACGAATTAAGTAACGCAAAGGAGGGAGAGTGTGAATCCTGTTCAATTTAAAGTTTCACCTATCGGAAAAAAACCAATGACAAATCTTAAAGGCATGACTGTCTTTAACACGGAGGAATGCGACACAAAAAAACAACCTATGTTTTTTGGCAAACCTTTAGGAGTTCAAAGATATGATAACTTTAAGTATCCTGCATTTGAGAATTTAACAAAATCTCAATTAGGATATTTCTGGAGACCAGAAGAGGTATCTCTTCAAAAGGATCGTGGCGACTATCAATCATTACGTCCAGAGCAGAAACACATTTATACATCTAATCTTAAGTATCAGATAATGCTTGACTCTGTACAGGGTCGTGCACCAGGTATGGCATTCTTACCATACTGTTCTTTACCTGAGTTAGAAGCATGTATGGAAGTATGGTCATTTATGGAGATGATTCATTCACGTTCATACACATATGTAATAAAAAATGTATACTCAGACCCATCTGAGGTCTTTGATAAGATATTGTCTGATGATCGTATCTTAGATAGAGCATCAAGTGTTACAGAGTCATATGATACCTTTATAAACGAGGCACATCAGTATGATACAAGTAACTGGTGGAGACCAGATTGGAGAGACAGCACTAGCGGTGCTTGGGAACAAAAAGAAATTAAGAGGAAACTTTATCGTGCAGTTACTAATGTCAACATTTTGGAAGGTATCCGCTTTTACGTATCTTTCGCTTGTAGTTTTGCTTTTGGTGAGCTTAAACTCATGGAAGGGTCTGCGAAAATCATATCGCTTATTGCAAGAGATGAGAATCTCCATTTGGCAATAACTCAGAATATCATAAACAACTGGAAGAAGGGTGATGATACTCAGATGAAAGAAATCATCAAAGAAGAAGAGCAATGGACATACAGTATGTTTGACCGTTGTGTAAACGAAGAGAAGCGTTGGGCAGAGTATCTATTCAAAGATGGTAGTATGATTGGTTTGAATGACAAACTACTTCATCAGTATGTTGAGTGGGTAGCAAATCGTAGAATGAGAGCAATTGGTTTGAAACCAGTTTACGACATTCCTGCAAGAAACAATCCATTACCTTGGACAGAACATTGGATCAGTTCAAAAGGATTGCAAGTGGCGCCACAGGAGACAGAAGTAGAGTCTTATATTGTCGGTGGTATTAAACAGGATGTGAAAAAGGATACGTTCTCAGGTTTCAAATTATAACACAAGAGGGTTTTTACCCTCTTTTTTATTGACTACATAGAATTGTGATGTTATAATTAAATGACTGATAAAAACATTGATTATGAAAACCCTTGGATTTACGAAGGTTCTCCTTTTACCTCTGATGATATCGGGGACTATTATGGGTTCGTCTATCGCATCACCAACACCATTACTCAGAGATCCTATATCGGGAGAAAGTACTTCGTGCAGAAGCGAAAACCAAAAGGAGCAAAGCGTAGAGTTACAAGCGAGTCAGACTGGAAACGATACTACGGAAGCTCTGAGGATCTTAAGCAGGATATTAGCAGAAATGGCAAGGATTCTTTCAGAAGAGAGATCCTCTCCCTCCACACAACCCTTGGACAAGTAAATTATGAAGAGACAAAACAATTGTTTCTTCATAATGTTTTAACAGAGGCTCTTGACGATGGGACTCCAAAGTATTATAATAGTAATATATTAGGACGCTACATGCGTAAAGATTATGGTAACTTTGAAACAAACACTAAACAGGACTCGTGAATGGTCTATTTTTAGAATAAAAGAGGTAAAACCAGTTGCCGATAAAAATGCAATATATAAAGAATTTGAGGAATGGATAGAAATGGATGACCCAGATCACAATATTTACTCATTAGAGTTTATAGGTGAGGGTAGTGACTATGACATCTAAGTATTCACCCCATCAAATGTTACTCCGACAGGAGGCATTAAAAATTCTTTTAGGACAATTTGGTTCTAAAAGTAACGAAAAAGGTATGCCTAAATATCAAAGTCATATCATATATGAATGTGCCGAACAGTGGGTTGCAGCAGGTAATTTAAACTGTGACGGCATTATCAAACATTTTCTGAGTTATTATGGAGGTTACAATGCAGAAAATTATTAACGGAATCGCAATTTTTTCAGGTGCAGTAGCACTTGGTGTAGTTGGTCTTGGTGGATATGTATTCATTCGCAAGGATGCAATCATTGACAATGTTAAAAGTAAGATTATGGAATCTGTCTTACCCGGTGGAATCGGAGGATCACTTGGTAGTGGTGCACTTGAAGGTTTAGATATACCCTCTTTCGGATCATCAGCACCTGATGAAGCAGCACCACAGTCACCAAATCTACCATTAGGTTTCTAGAAAAAATAATCTTCTAAATAGGGCTGCATGACCCAAGTTTTAAAATGGCAGAAGCAGTTAAAAAAGAAGAGGAAAAGAAAGGCCCTCTAGGTAAATTAAAAGAGGCAGTGGACGATAAAGAAGAACAGATGGCAATCCTAAGTACCTTTGTGAGACTTGGGATCTTGATTTGGGCTGGTGGAATATTAACATTAAATTATGTTCAATTTCCCGGTCTATCAAAACAGGATAATATTGATCCAACTTTCATAGCTTCAGTCTTCACAGGGGTTTTAGCTACTTTTGGGGTCGAAGCGGGACAAAGGAAAAAGAAACCACCAGCTGGTGGTAGTGCAAACATATCCAAGAAGGATATGGAGATGCTCATAGAGAAAGCAACTCAGGCAGCACCCGCACAGACAATCAGATTAGAGCAAGCACCAATGGTTATTGCTCCAAGTAGTGCACCTAAGAAAGGATGATGGATAAGCAAGTGAAATGGGGTAAGTGGTTTGCTCTAGGTTTAGGTGGACTTATTGGTTTGTCTCACATAGGTATGATTGGGTCATTATCTAATCGTGAGAGCAAACTACCTAGTATTAATTTACCAGTAGGCCCATATACATCGTA